GTCAATGCCGGGATCTCCATTTGACGAGTGTGGACTATGTGATCGAGCCAGACGAAGAACGCCGCTGGGGCACGGCTCGGCATACTTTCAACTGCATCTATCTAACCACCGACTAATATGGCAACTAAACTTGGGCGAGAAGGTCTCGTCAAAATCTCTAGCACCACCATCGGCGAGCTGCGCAACTACGCTCTCAGCCACTCCTCGGACACCGTCGAGGATTCCGTCATCGGCGACACCTACCGCACGCGGCTTGCGACGATGAAGACCTTCAGCGTTTCGGGCGATCTTTACTGGGACGAGACGAACGCCGGCCAGCTCCTGATCACCATCGGCAGCTCGGTCACGCTCAACCTTTACCCCGAGGGCGCGGACACTGGCGACATCTACTATTCCGGCGCGGCCATCGTGACCAAATTCGACATCAGCGCATCGTTCGACGGCATCGTCGAGGGCTCTATCGCCTTCGAGGGCAACGGCGCGCTGACCACGCTGACGGCTTAATTTCGCAGCAGAAAACACACACAACACATGGAAGCAATCGACCTGGTTCGGGAACATTTCGTTTCACTCGGCACGCACAAGATCGACGTGCCCGAGTGGAAGCTCGTCATCCACGCCACGCCAGTCACGCTCGGCGAAAAGAATCGGCTCTATCGTCGCAGCAAAGAGAACGACATGGAGCTTCTCGTGGACATCTTGATTATGAAAGCCACGGACGAGCACGGCGCAAAGCTGTTCACCATCGAGCACAAGCCGACGCTCTTGAACAAGGCTGACAGCAACGTCGTGGGACGCATCGCCAACGCCATTCTGGCCGAAAACGGGCCGAGGCCTGACGACTTAAAAAACTGATTCACGGCGGAGAAGCTGCCGACTTCCTCGCCGTGTATGCGCTCGCAGATCGTCTCGGCAAATTCGCAAGTGAAGTTCTCGCCATGCCGGCGCAGGAATTGAACGGCTGGCTGGTTTATATCGAACACCAAAACCGCAAACTGAAAAACCATGGCTGAAGCTACATTCACATTGCGGGCGGTTGATGCGACGAAGGCGGCGTTTGCTTCGGTGCAGAACTCGCTGAGCCGTTTGGAAAAAAGCACCGCAAGCATTGCAAAATTCGGTAAGAATCTTTTGGGCGGCAGTGCGATCGTTGCCACAATGACGATGCTCAAAGGGAAAATAGATCAAGTCGTTGCTTCCAGCGAAGAAATGGGAATGAGCGACGAGCAAATTCTAGCAGCAATGCGTTTTCAGAATGTAATTGAGTCGATTCTGAATTTCATTGTGCAGATTCTCGTCGCGCTCACTCGAATGGGATTTGCGCTAGGTGAGATGACTGGAATTTTAAAGGAGACTGATTTACAGAAACAATTAGGACAATTCAGGAAGGAACAGTCTGCGAAAGAAATCAAATCGCTTGGCGAAACGGTGCAGAGCCTTGGCGAAGAATTCGACAGCATTGGTCAAACCTCTGGAGCTGCTTTCGATAAGGTGACTAAAAGCATTGAGGAGTTAGAAAAAGCGATGGGTGCAGTTGATGAAAGCAAGCCGCTTGTGCGTGCAAAAATTGAAGCGCAGCTGGCAAAAGCATACAACGTCGAGCGTCAGCTAGGTTTGGATTTATCTGAAAAACTCATAGAGGCTCAAGCTGAACTTGCTCGCGTGCTTCCTGAATCACAGCGCGTTGGAGTTGCTAGACCGGAGTTGATTAAAATCCTGCGAGACAAAATTTCCGAGCAGGCTATTGCTCAAAAAGACTTAAACGTTGCGATGGCTACGTATCAACAATTCGGTGGGCCTGTTGGGCAGACACAGGAAAAAATTCTGAAGCTCACAAAAGAACAGACTGCAACCACCGCTCAGTTGAACAAATTGACGGAAGAAAGCAGTAAAATCTTTATGGATGCTGGCGGCATAATCGCTCAAGGCTTCGAGGATGCAATTCTGAGCGGACAAAAACTGGGCGAGGTCGTGCGCGCTCTCGGGCAAGACCTGCTCCGCCTAGTCTTCCGTCAGCAAATTACGCAACCACTCGCGGCGGGTATCGGTGGCGCGATTGCCGGCGCGTTCGGATTTCGCGCGATGGGCGGACCGGTCAACTCGGGCTCGCCCTACGTAGTCGGGGAAAAAGGACCAGAGCTTTTCGTGCCGCGCTCCTCTGGCAGCATCGTGCCGAACGGCGCAATGGGCAGCAGCGGCGGAGGCTCGGGCGGCGTAACTGTAAATTACAACATCGCGGCCGGCGTCTCGCGCGCCGAGCTGGCGCCGATCCTGGAGCAAGAGCGCAAGCGGCTCAAGGCCGAGATTCCCGACATGGTGCGCCGCGGCGGGGCCTATCGTAGTGCGTTTGCTTGAGTTCCTAGACGATTATGGCCATCACCTATCCTCTCACCCCTCCCGCTGGCATTCGCATCGCCACGTTGAATCTGAAGGCCACGAGCGCGGTCGCCCGAAACATCTCGCCGTTCACGTTTTCCAGCCAGTCTTACAACTGGACCGGCACGATGTTCAGCGGCGATGTGGAGTGTCCGCCGATGAACCGAGCCGACGCTGAGGCTCTGATCGGCTTTCTGATCATGGCTGCGCGCGGCACATTCTATTTCCGCGACTACGCGAACGGCACGCAGCGCGGCACGATGACCGGCAGCCCGAAGCTCGACGGCTCGCACGCGGCAAACACAACCACGATCACGATTGACGGCGGAAGCGGCTCGTGGGCCGTTGGCGACTACATCCAGTTTGGGACTGGCAGTAGCTCCAGGCTGCACAAAATCACGCAGGTCAATTCCGCGACCTCCTACGAGGTCTTCCCGCTCCTGCGCACGACCTATCCGGACGACACGGCCATCGTTTTCAGCAACGCAGTCGGAGTGTTCCGCCTTGCGAACACGACGTGCGATTGGTCAATCGACACGGCGAAAAAGTATGGTCTAAACTTCTCGATCTTTGAGGCGATCAACACATGAGCCGCACGATTCCCGCAACTCTCATCGCATCAACAACGGCGCCGCAGCTTAGTCCATTCTTCGCCACGTCGCTAGATTTTGACGCGGGCACGGTGCGCTATTGGACCGGCTACGGCACAATCACAATCGGGAGCGTGACCTATGCCGGGATTGGTGCGTTCTCCTCGATCTCGACGATCGAGGAAACGGAAGACCTATCTGCTCGCGGGCTGACAATCGACCTGACGGGAGTTCCGAACGATCTCGTCGCGGCTGCGCTGGATGAACCATATCAGGGGCGAACAGCGGCGGTGCGATTCGGCACGCTTAACGCGGATACGGGCGCGGTCATCGAATCAATCACGATCTTCTCTGGCCGGATGGACACGATGGTGATTTCCAACGACGGAAAAACGGCGACCATCGGAATCTCCGTCGAAAGTAAGCTCGTGGATTTCCAGCGCACGCGCGAAAGCCGCTACACGCACGAAGAACAGCTTCGCAGATACCCGGCCGACATGGGGCTGGAATACGTCGCTGGCTTGCAGGACAAGGTGATTTACTGGGGCAACGCCAACGCAACGGCGTTCCGCGACCGCGGGAATAATGAACCCTTAACTCAAGACGAATAATGTTCGAAGCGTTTGTATTATTTCTGCTGAAGTTTGTCGTTGTTCCTCTGATTCCCGCAGGGACAAGCGCAGCGGTCGCGACCGCGATTGCGTATGTCATTGCGGTAACAACCATCATCGGCGTTTCGATGGGCGTCTCGCGCTTGCTGGCTCCAAAGATGCCGTCAATGAGCGATCTGAATGATCGCGGAATCATGACGCGGAATCCAACAGCACCGCGGCAAATAATTTACGGGCAAGCGAAGGTTTCTGGGCCGATTGTGTTCCTCGCAACTAGCGGAGCAAAGAACGAGTATTTGCATCTCGTCGTCGCTCTAGCCGGCCACGAGGTTGAGGAAATCGGCGAAGTCTATTTCAACGAAGACCTCGTGCTTACTGGCGCGGGAGATGGCTACGCGAGCGGCAAATACGCGGCTTCCGGCGGTTACACCGGCTCCCTGATCCACAAGCATCTCGGCACGACAACGCAGACCGTGGACACGACGCTGCAATCCGATTTTCCAGTGGACTGGGACGCGAATCATCGGCTGCAAGGCATCGCATACATCTACTGCAAACTCACGTTCTCGAACGAAATCTTCGTCGGCGGGATTCCAAACATTTCCTGCGTGGTAAAGGGCAAGAAGGTTTACAACCCGAGCACGCTGGCGACCGCTTACAGCGCGAACCCTGCGCTCTGCTTGCGCGACTATCTCACTGACGCCGATCTCGGCATGGGCATGGACGCGAGCGAGATTGACGACACCTCTGTCATTGCCGCCGCCGCGGTTTGCGATGGGCAGGTTGAGGTAAAGCCGGTGACGAGTCCAGCAACCTACGAGAATCGCTACGAGTGCAACGGGCAGGCCGTAACGTCCTCGACGCCAGACTCGATCATCGGGCAAATCCTTTCCTCGATGGGCGGGACGATCGC